GCCACATAATTACCTCCTTTCTTACTTTTAACCCCAGTAGTTGTTACAACCGCATCCGCTACGTCCATTGAAAACAGTATCACCCGCATAAGCTCCGAAAGCGGCAGCACGTGCTATTTCCGGATTAAACGCCTGCAATTGAGGATAAGGAACAGCAACAGTCGGAGGCATCTTACACTTGATTGCGTCAACTTCGCTTTGCAAGTTGTTAAGAGCACCGGCGATAGGAGCTGTATTTGCCTGGATTGTCGCAGAGATGTAAGCGTTTTGGTTGGCCTGTGAAATCTGTCCTTTAAGAGCCAGGTTTTCAGCAGTCAGGCGATCCATCTTGTCAGCTTGATACAATGACTGGAAGTCATTCAGCTTGTTCAGGATTGCTTGAGTATTTGCCAGGTTACCGTCACGCAGATTCATTGTGTTTTGAGTCATTGTGTTGGTGAGGATATTCATATCCTGGCAATTCTGCAAACGAGTTTCCGCACCCTGTCTTTCGATAGCCGTACGAACATCGCAGCAGCAGCTTGCAATCTGTTGGCCAATTGAAGCACCCATGCTCTGAACGGAGTTAATAATCTGTTGTGAAGACATACCGATCTGACCGCCGATTTTGTCGATTGCACCCTGCACATTACACAATGCGCCTTGTAACTGTTGAGTAGAACAGTTCAAAGAACTAGCCAATTGGTTGATGGCAGTCCCGTTACCTTGAATAGCTGACATAAGCAGTTCACGTCCGGCGTCATTATTCAATTCTGAAGGAAGTCCGCCGCCGTTACGGTTGTTGCCAAATCCATTTCCACCCCACAACCAGAACAATACAATAATCCACAACCACCAACAGCCACCGCCGCCCCAAGCATCCTGATTTTTGTTTCCATTCATCAGAGCTGCCACGAGGTTAGGATCAAGCCCATTTCCCTTCATCATTCCGGGAATCATAGCGAGGATTGAGTTTAGTCCACCACCAGAGGCTCCAGCTTCAGGAGTGAACACGAAAGTTTTATCACTCATATTTCTTATATTTTGTTATGACGGTCAATATTAACCGCATCACAAAAGTATATATTAGAAATACGGTAAATCAGCACTCATTTGCAAGCGATTTGCGAATATTTTGCAGATATATTGCAATCATTTTGTTTGTATTTTTGCGGCTCTCAAAAGTGGATATAAGATAGCGTATACTGGCAGATGTCTTATGAAGTAGAGCGGCTATCTGTTCAGGATATAGACCGTATTCAGTAAGGAAGAATACTACGATAGAGCGGGCATCGACAACCTCGGTCACTTTGCTTGATGAAAGGATTAGTTCAGTAGAAACTTCTGTTTCTTTTCCTACAAGGTTCAATATTTCAGCAAAAATCTCTGACTTACACATGGTAATTAATTTTTTTGTTGTACTTTTGCCCTTGCCAATCAGTACATATACCAAAAGAACAAAAGCATACTTCGGAATGTTAAGGATATTATACCCCCTGACACAACCGATGTATGCTTTGGTGTATTAAAGTATTGATTGGCGTCAACTTTAATGTGTCGGGGGTTCTTTTTACTCTACCCCCAAAAGAGCTACATTTGTTATGATAACCGGCCTTCTACTTTACCGGGTAAACTTAGTGCTTAGTATTAATTAATGTATCATTTTATCCTCCTTTCTTTATAAACCTTTTTCCAACGGAAATTGTTATATAGGTGAAACTTAAACTTTTCATACCGGAAACGGTCTGTGAAGATAGTTAGTCCGGTAATTACCACATAAATAAGTTACAACTGACTCCAGCTCCTATGTACCAACCACCCGGATAACTATATCCTGCCTGTAAACCTAATCCCCAGCGTTTCTTTTTCGAAGTAACAGTATGATAAATATCATTCGTCACTGTCTGAAATACAGTTCTTGGAAATATCTGCAAGCTATCCAGTCTCGGACGGTAGCCAGACACCCATGCACGGTAAAGGCTATCCTCATAATAAGCCTGTTCACGCCCGACTACCGTATCACCTATGTGCATGGTATCTGTCAGTTTAAGCGTCAGTAAGGGAGCCATAGGCGGAGATATGGTTAAGGAGCAAACCTTGATAACCGTCTTTATCTTCGTCTCGGTCTTGATTTCTGGCGGGAGAGGCTCGTGCGGATTACCCTGCATCCACACGATCACGCCAAGCAACAGGCAGACTAGTATCCAAGGGAGGGTTTTCATGCTACTTCAACATAAATACCAACCAATTCGGAGAGGTTAGCGTACACTGCCTGTCCGGTCGAACGGGTACACTTATAAGTCACATCATCCTGCGAATAGTATTTCCCTTCAAACAATTCCATATTGTTGTTATATGGAATAGGATCGTCAATAGTGCCGGAAGCCGTTTCGTTGATTTCCTCATAGAGAGCTGCGGTGTCGATGCTGGGCGGTTGATTCTCCAAGACTGTAGCAATGTTCTGACGAACCCGGTACAGTCCATCGTTGTACTGCACTTTCATTCCGGTTGTTAGTGACTTACCTATGAACTCGTTCCAATACGGGTACATGGACTTGACTTTCAACGCTTCATTGTCGGTCAGGGACATAGTTTGAATTCCGGCTCTGGTCACATTCAACAGGTTTTGAGCCGCTGCCACCTGAATGAATTCTGCACTACCTTCCGGCTGCTCCTCTTCCGTCCAAGACCATTCATCGCTTGCCAGGAGGTCGTTCAGTTCCGGGCTGTCAAAATAGTACCTCGGAAACTCTTCGTCCTTGTAAGGGGTTAGAAACTCTTCGTGAAGGATTACCTTACTTCCATCTTTACTCTTTCTCATTGTGGGGATAGCCAGCAAACCGTGCTGGGCTAACCAATCGATTGTTACTACTGCGTATATCATTCTTATATTTTAATTAGAGTGTTTTATTGATAATCTCGTTCAAATTCGCTGTGGGGAATGTAATGTATTTCATAATCAAATCTAAACAGATATTGTATATTATAAGATTTGTCTGGAAGTTTACAACGTGCGTAAGAATTGCTCAATAAATGTGCTTTCGTACTCATAAGCTTCAGAGTTAGGATGCTGGTTCGTTGAGCTTATCCTTTGAGCATTTAATCTTGCATTCTTTGCCGCATCGCATATTGCCGGATTTGTGCTGCGCAACATCATAGGAGTACGCTCGTCACCATTTAGGTCGATATATGGGATTCCCCATTTATTTGCAATTTCTATCTCTGCTTGACGATATTCGTCAAGTCCCAAGCCATTAGAAACAATTATACCAATATGAGCAAATGGGCGATTTATGATTAACCAATTAAGCACTGTGTTCCATGCACCATAAAATGATGTTATCTCTGTGCTATCAATAGTTCCCTTATCTGCTATTACATTTACACCGTAACTCTCGTCATCATCCCCGATACCAATAAGATGCGTGTCGTTTATTCCAAGATAAATGGTGATATAGTCTACGTCTTCGGCAATTTGCTTGTACAAAGCGAGCGGTCGGTCTTCTCCTTCGTAGGTCAGATAGTTACGACTTGCATTATAAGACCAATCTAATTCTGTATTTTTTTGGCGAGGAGTGCAGATAGTGCGCCCACCCCCAAATAAACGCTGGATGTCCATTTCGTTACGTCGCCCAATAATATACGGATAACTCTTATTCTCTCCCTCATATATACCATCTTCAAAAACCCCAACTCCTCCACCAAGAGTAAACGAATCACCAATAACAGCCCATTTTTTACCCCTTAAAATATTATCAGAAAATGAGAGTTTTTGTGACGTGATACTATTGTCTTTTATGCAGACTTCTTTTAATAAGGCACTTTTTTTGTTTATGTGAAAAGTACAGTTTTTTTTGTCAGTATTTCTGTAATTAAATCCAATATGAGAAACACCTTCTGGTATCTCAATTTCATAGTTTGACAACTTGCCAGCTACTTCTGCTATCACATCTCTTGACCAAACACCATCTACGAAAAAGTTTACAATTACCTTGCCGTCAGAAAAAGCCTGTATATTTTCAAATTTTGCTGTTATTGCGCCAGAAGGAATCTCTACTTTTGAATGAAGCACAGAAGAAGAACTAGAATTGGATACATGCCCATTTGCTGCATAATAACCACCCTCCGTCACCAAAACTGGAGACTCATAATAATCCAAATAGCCTTCGTCAAATGTCTCGTTAAAGTTTCCATCAATCGCAGTAGCTAAAGTACCCCACGACTGTTCTTTATCTTTTGCTATATCAAATATCTTTTCCATAATATCATTCGTTTTTAATTAATGTTTCATTTGAAATTAAAGTCTCGTTATTCAGCATTGTCAAGTAACTGGAGATAATCATGTTTATCTTTTGAGGGGATTTGACTATCTTTCCCGTAATCTCGTAAACGCCATTATCACCAGATATGGATATGTCGCTGATAGCATTGCACGACACCTCCATTAGCTTATCAGAGGTATTTGGCAACGTTACAGTGATGGTAACCATGCTATCTACAGAGATATATTCTCCGGGATTAACAGAATAGGAAATGGAAGAATAAGGTAGATTACTCTTCACTATCGGTCTGAACTCCACCATATCCGGATACAGCGTACCCAGCTTGTGCTTCTTCAACTGACGCTCTATCAAGAACTCGGACATGGAGTAAGGGAAGAGCATTAATGACCAAAGACATATAGCAGAATATTGTGCTCCGTCGCCAAATTTACCTAATGTAATACCCTTTCCCGTAGAAGTTGCATCCCCTCTAGTTATAGGGTCACCTAGATAAGAATAAGTAGACTGATATATTATCTTTTTATTTATATCTATTGGAATATCAGTAGTATGTGAAGCTCCATAACTAAATGATATTACATTAGAATCAGGATTCCAATGTTCTACTATAAATGGAGTATTATTTTCAATCATATTAGAACTTATTAATGGCACTTGTCCCTTAATAAGTTTACTATATGCTCTATTCATAATCAGAGTATAATCCTTCAATCCTAAATCACCTACATATTGTCCGTAGTCATTTACTCCGTCAAGGCAGATAGAACCTGCATGGGAGGGAATCTGGGTGATGGTTA